CCATTATTTCTTATTCCTTTGCATTTGCTTTATTTTTTCGTTTTCTTCTTCGAGATGTTGTAATAGCATATTCACATAAACATCTCTTTCCCAAGGTAACATATTTTCTAATTCCGTTAAACTATATTTGTGGTGTTGCATTAAAGCAAAATTAGTTCTATAATAGTTACCTAAATTTTCATGACGAAAGGTCATCCAAAAAAATTTTGAATGCCCTGTAAGTTAATTTCTTCTTCGTGGCCACATTTTTTGCATTTAAAATCTAACCTCTTTTCTAATTTTGGTGAGGTATCAAAAAACAATTTTATTTTTTCTAAATCTTTTGTTTGAAGAGAATCAACAAATTCAACTAATTCATTTTCTGGTGTATCTTTTGCATAATATATTTCATTCTCATCATAAACATAATCAATACAACCAATAATTGTAGAAATAAGACCTTCTACATCTTGTTTATCTTTATTTTTTTCAATTAGTTCAAAAGTTGGATATTTTAATACAAGTCCAAGTTTATCTGATAATTGAATTTTTTTGTCATGTTTTTCTGATTTTATTGGTTCAACTTCTAAAACATTAAAAGAAAATTCTACTAAATTGCCACATTTTTTTGTTTCTTCTTCTGTGACAATATCATTATTACATTTGTATTTTAATTGAACTTCTTCTCCAATTGATTTAGCACGAAGATGAAGAAAGATATATTCGAGGTCAAACATTGGTAAACTATTGACATCAACTTCATCTAATATACAATTATTAATTACTTGTTTAATTGTTTTTATTGTACTTTCTGTATCATTTGATTCTAGTGCCATCAAAAAAAGTTTTTCTTCTTTGACAGTAAACGGCCTATATCTTATAGTTTTATCATTAGAAATCAATTTTAATTCGTAAATAGGCACATCAATTTTAGGTAACATAATTTCTCCACTTAATTAAAAAATAATTCTTCCAATTGAATCTGATATTGATCTTCCTGTTTTATCAAAAAGTTTTGCAGCAGCTGACCCAAATATTGTTGAAGCCGCTTGAGCCAAGTTATAACTTCCCTCATACATAACACGATATTTTTGATATGAAAACTGAACGCCTAAACGATGAAAACCATCATCAGCCCAAGATAGAGATTGATTTGAAATAGATGTTGGAAATGCATCTATTAATTCAACAACAAATATTTTCTTAATAAAATCATCGTATTGAATAATTTTAATATTTGTCATATATCTTGTTTCTTCATCTTTTGCAAACCTCAAATTATTTGTATCCATTGGCATAATTGCTTCCATCCATCTCTCAAACAACTTTCTTTCATAGAATTCATTTGTGCAAAGAAACGAGAGTGATATGTCACCAAATTGTGCCTGATATGGTACTTTAAAAGTTGGGCCATAAATTTTAACATCAGCTGTGTTTAATGTTTTTCCAGGAAACTCAGTAGTTTCACATTGGAGTGACAAATATCTTGTGATAGATGGATTAGAAGATTTTGCATTTTCATCTTGAGGTACATTACCAACAACTGAAGTAATTGCAGTCTCTACAGTATCAAAAACTGTTGCTGGAAAATTTAAAATTCTTTCAAGTATGGAATTACCTACAAACTTGTTGATGTATTCTGGAATAGGAATGATGGCCTCAAATCGATTTGGTCTTGCCAATCCATCTTTATTTTTGATATTAGATAAAAAGATATTTGGTGAAAATGACATTTAATATTTCTTTCTTGATTCGGCAAAAACTTTTTGTTTACTTGCCTTTTGAAAATTTTCAACAGGTAAAAATGCAGCAATATCCCATTCGTCTGCTGTAATTTGTAAAAATTTAGAATCGATGTTTCGAAACAAATACTTTTTTATACACGCCTTTGTTTCATATACTTTTGAGGCTGAGGACAAATAAGAATAGTTGATTCGAAACTTAGTAGTCGCATCATAATTTTTATTATTCAAAGTACTACTCAATTTATCCAACAAAATAATTCGTTCCCTTGGATGAATATAGTGCAAATTCAATCCTAAAAAACCGTCTGGGTACTGGTCTATTGGTATTACCAATGGAAACCTATCATAGTATGGCAACGAATCTTTTGTTTTTGGATCATAATAAAAAAAATACATTTTTCCAATAATTGTGTTGTCGGTCAATCTTTGCCGATTTTGCATCAAGTTGTCAGAAGTTGGATTGAGATTTTTTGCTTTAGCTTGCAACCAACTTCTTGCCGCATTGGTTCTAACTTGAAGTCCCTCTTTTGAAAGAGAGTTTTGAATTCGTTGAATGATTGTAGACATTCAACTATTTATCTCACAAACCTAAGTCTTTTTCTGTAAGAATTTTGAACTGCCAACCTTGTTCTTTACAAAATAAGTTCGCTGCTTTCCATTTTGCTTCGTTAACTGCATATGTCACAGCTTCTTGAAAATATCGTTTTGTTTTTCTTTTTTGACATGGCGGCTTTGTTTGTTTTTCTGGTTTTACTTCAATAATTATTGTAGTTTCTTTTTGTTCTTTGTTTATTGCACGAACAATAAAGTCTGGAAAATAACGATGCGCTTTATTATCAACAGGCGACAAATACGGTATTGGAAGTTCTTCTGATGCCCACCACAATATACTAGAATTCTCATCTAGGTATTTCATTACACGAAGTTCCCAAGATGAACGATAGATGATATTTGATGCATCACCTTTATACTTACTTGGGTTTTTGGGACGAAATCTTCCTTTATACGACATAAATACTATCTAGTCACTTTAAAGGTAAGAAATGGCACTTTTTAATCTAACAGATATAAAATTTAAAAAGGATAATGACAGAGGTCCTTTAAATCCAATTGTTTCATCAAAGTATCAAACTAACATACTAAAATATCCAGTTGATATTGGAACAAGTTATGATAAAGGCCATTACATGGTCATTCATATTAACGAGCAAGAAAATACAGCTTCTGAGTTTAAAAGACCAGAAGCATTTGGTGCTAAACCAACAGTTATTGAAACATCAGAACAAATAGGAAGACTTCGTGGTGCCACAAACTTTTCGCAAATACTTGGCGCTGGTGTAAATGCGTTTGGCAGTATAAATGTGAATAGTGAACTTATCTCTGGCATTCCTGGCGCAAAAGAAGCAGTAGGAAGTGCTCAAAATGCAATAAACAGTTTAGATCAAGGAAGAACTCAAGGAAACATTTTAAGGCGAATAAAAAGAACTACAGATTCTATCGCTCTTTATATGCCAGATAGTTTAAATTTTACGCATAGTCAAGGATATTCAGAAACATCTGTTTTTAATGAACTTGGAAAATTAGGAACTGTTGCTGCTGGAGCTGCAGCATTGGCTGACAATAGTAATCAACGAGGACAGGCACCCAATGCCGCAACAAATTTATCTGCTTTTGCTTTACAGGCACTTCGAGAATTAAACTTATTTGGAACTGGTAGTATAGCAGGATTAGGTCTTGCCGCAGTAGGTGTTGCAAGTAATCCTGGTTTAGAATTACTGTATACTTCTCCTGGTTTTAGAGGTTTTCGTTTTTCATTTATTTTTTATCCAAGAAGTAATGCAGAGGCAAAACAAGTTATATCAATTATTCGAAAGTTTAAATTTCATCAGGCACCAGAAATTGTAAGTAGATCTGGTGGAAGATTTTTGGTACCACCTTCAGAGTTTGATATTGAATTTTATTATAATGGTAAAATAAATGAAAACATTCCAAAAATTTCTACTTGCGTTTTAGAAACAATTGATGTAGATTATGCACCAAATGGTTTTGCAGCTTACGAATTGCGAGGAGAAAGCGAACCGTCAAGAGGTGGAACTGGTATGCCAGTTGCTATTCGTATGGATTTGCAATTCAAAGAAACTCAAATTGTTACAAAAGAATTCTTATCAGTCACAAATCAATTGGCCGATGAAGGTGACTATTCTTATGGTGGTGGATTTAACCCAGGCTCAACCGCAGCAAGTAACGCTGAGAGAGATCGTTAATGGCAAAATATTTCAATTTTTTCCCAATATCTCCTTATATAAAAGATAATGATTCTACTGATTTAGATTTATTGACAAACATAACGGCAAGATTTGGTTTTGAGGAATCTTTTAAAGAAAACGATTCAACATTTTATGAATATGAAATACGAGATGGAGATACTCCAGAAGTTATTGCAAGTAAAATTTATGGTGATCCAGAAAAACATTGGGTAATTTTATCTTTCAATGACATTACTGATGCACAATATGATTGGCCACTAGAACAGAGAACTCTTGTTCGTTTTATTGATTCAAAATACACAGCAAATGGTTCTGCAAATACAACACCACAATCTGGTATTGTTTGGTCAAAAATTAATGTTAAAGAATATTATAAAGTTTTAACAACAACACATACTGCCTCACAAACAATTACTATAAACAAATATGAAATTGATGCCAATACTTACGCAAATGTGTCTCCTGGTACAATAACTCAAACACTTGCAGATGGGGCAACTATTACTGTTCAAACATCAAAAGAAACAACAACATATTATGACTATGAAATCGAAGATAATGAAAAGAAAAGAAATATTAAAATATTAAAGCCAGAATTTGTTTCTGCGGTAGATCAAGAATTTCGTAGAGTGATTGTAAATGGCGGATAAAAAGTTAGCGCAATCTACTGACTATGTAATTAAAGAATTGTCAATTGTTTCAAGAGGTTCAAAAATTGACATTAGTGGATTATTTGAAGAAATAAACTTATACGATAATCTGTTAACACCAGTTCGTTCTGGTAACATTGTAATTATAGATGCCATAAATCTTACGCAAAATTTACTTTTAGATGGAACAGAGTATCTAATTTTTATTGCAGAAAAGGCTGAAAATCTTTTGCCTTTTTCTGGTCTTTATAAAATATACAAACAATCAAATCGTGCCACACTAACACCAAATAGTGAATCATATGTTTTACATTTTGTTTCTGACGAATTACTTTTTTCAAATCAACAAAAAATAAATCAATGTTATGAGGCAACATATTCAGATATCACTCGATCAATACTTAAAGATTATCTAAGAGTACCTGAGACAGAATTTAAAGGAAAATTTGATTTATCTTTTGGGGTGGCAAAATTTATAATGCCAAATCTTTCCCCATTAGATGCAATTAATCTTTGTTCAAAAAGAGCATTAGACAAAAATAATTCGCCAAACTTTTTATTTTTTCAAAACAACGATGGATTTAATTTTTGTACTCTACCAACATTATCAAAACAAACAGAAAAATATAAATTAAATTTTAATGTCAAAAACACATCAGAAAATATAGAAGAAGAGTTATTTGGCGTTCGTAGTTATCAAGTTATAAAACAATTTGATTATTTGAAAAGTTTACAACAAGGAGTTTTTGCCGGTACATTTATTGGATTTGATCCAGTTACTCGCCAAATTGTAAAACGAGAAAAAAATTATACCGATCTGACTGAGAAACTAAAATTAGATAGACCAAATTACACGCTTGATCAAAACAGATTAAATGTGTCAAACTATAATTCTTTTGGTTCTAGAGTTTCATTTTTTCCTGTATTTTCCACACAAAATTCAAGTAGTTACATACAATC